TATGGCAGGTTATATTAATCAAGGTGAATATGATATAGTTCATTGTCACGTAGCTAATTTAGCTAATCAGTTAGCCGAACAAGGTATACCGTATATCTATCAGCTACATGACCATCACGTAGTTCATTATGGTAAAGATTCTCATGTTTATAAAGAAAATTTAAAAGCAATCGAAGGATCACTTATATCTTTAATGCCTGCTAGATTTTTAGTTGATTATTTTGAAAGTGATAAATGTGTATATTTTTCTCATGGTGTAAATATTGATGAGTTTTACCCAACATCTAAAGATAAACCTACTGAACCAAAATTGTTAATGGTAGCAAATAATGGTTTAGGAGGTAATCAAGCTTTTGATAGAAAAGGATTTACATTTGGAGTAGGATTAGCAGCATTAAATAATTTACCTATTACAATTGCTGGTCCCTCTTCAAATAAACATTTTTTTAATGAACATTTATGGATGTTAAATTATCCTAAATTAAATTTGGTTTTTGATTTACCTAATAATAAATTATTAGAGTTATACCACGAACATGATATATTTGTTCATCCAACAATATTAGAAGCAGGACACCCTAATTTAACAATGGTAGAGGCAGCAGCCGCTGGTTTACCTATAATTGCGGATTGGGAACATGCTACTGATTTTCATGGTGCATGGAGAGCTCCTCGTAATGTATTTGAAATGGATAGGGGTTTAAAAGATATTTTAGAAAATTGGAATAGCTATAGAATTAGATCTATCAACACAGGCAAACAATTAAGTTGGGAAAACAGAACTAAAGATTTATTACAAATATATAAACAATTTATATGAAAGAAGTTTTAATACAAGAATACAACAATTTACAACAATTAAACTTACCCTATAAACAAAACGAAAATAAATTTTTTATTAATTTTGTTCAAGGAGCTAAATGTGAAATCTCAGGTGATATTCAAAAATCATATATTGTTAAATTTATTGATACTAAGTTTGATAAAGTAATTCATGAAAGTGAAATTACTAATAATATGTGGACCAAAACATCTATTCAATATTTTGTATGGTGGAGAGTAGAAGTTTATGATAAAGAAACAGAGGAATTAGTATTTGAACATGATTTTAACCTTAAAAATAAAAGAGTATACATTCATTTAGATTCATCAGCTATTGGAGATACTTTAGCTTGGTTTCCTTATATTAATGAGTTTAGAAAAAAACACAATTGTCATGTTGTGTGTTCTACTTTTCATAATAAATGGTTTAAAGATGAATACCCTGAATTAGAGTTTGTGGAACCAAGTACAGAAGTATTTGATTTATATGCTATGTATACTATTGGATGGTATTACGATGATGATAGAAAAGTAGTTGATACTAAAATTCCTATTGAATTTAAACAACACCCCTTAGGACAAACCTCAACTTCAATTTTAGGACTAGAATATTTTGAATTAAGACCAAAATTGTCATTACCTAAAAAATCAAGACAAATTGAAGGAAAATACGTTGTAATAGCTCCTCATGCTTCAGCTCATGCTAAGTATTGGAATCATCCTGGAGGATGGCAAGCAGTAATTGATTACTTAAACGATAAAGGTTATAAAGTAGTAATGATTACAAGTGAAAAGTTAGGAGATGTTTGGCATGATTCTAAACTTGGAGGAACATTAAAAGGAGTAATTAATAAAACAGGTAATTATCCTATTGAAAATAGAATGATTGATATGAAATACGCTGATGCCTTTATAGGTGTTGGTAGTGGATTATCTTGGTTAGCATGGTCAATAGGTACACCAGTAATAATGATTTCAGGATTTAGTGAACCTTATACTGAATTTTTAGAATGTGAACGTGTATTTAATTACGACCCTAATGTATGTACAGGATGTTTTAATAAACATTGGTTAAATCCTGGTGATTGGGAGTGGTGTCCTGAACATCAAAATACACCAAGACATTTTGAATGTACAAAAACTATAAAACCTGAGCAAGTAATTGTGTCAATTGATAAAATCCTGAATATTTATTAATGATATGGCATTAACTCTTTCCACAACCGGTATAGTAGACGGACAACTAATTACCGCTGCCCAAATTTCACAAAGTATAGACGCTTTAACAGGTGCTGAAGCTTATGACATAACAATATCAGGTTCATTAAAACTAACAGGTAGTGTATCCTCACAAAATGGATTTACAGGAAGTTTGTTAGGTACAGCTTCGGTAGCAATATCTTCCTCAGTTGCTGTTACATCTTCTAGAGCCCTTAGTGCTTTAAATGCTGATACAGTAGATATTGATAATATTCCTACAACCAATGCAGGTTTTTTAGTTACTTTTGTTGCCAAAGATTCTTCATACCCAGCAAGTAGAGCAATTAATATTGATTCAGGTTCTGATGGTTCAGGATTATGGTATAATCCTAGTAACAATTCATTAACAGCATCTTATTTTGAAGGTACTGCTTCTTTTGCTGTATCCGCTTCTATTGCTACATCAGCAAGTTATGCATCAAATGCTAGTAATGTTACTTACACTTATATAGGTATAGATGATATAACTTATTCTTCATCAGCTGCTCCTTACCCAGTACAAAATACTACTCCAAACCAAATTTATGTATCACAATCAGCTCCTCCATTTCAATTAGCTTTACAGTTTGGTACCGGAAATAATGGACAAATAATTAATTTTACTCCATACTATGAAGCAACTAGCTTAATTTTATCAAATATAGAAATTACATCATCTGTGTTTATTTATGGTTCAAATGGAAATAAAATCAACCCAAGTGTTCCAGCTACAGCAAATAATTTATTTACAGGAGTAGGAAATGTTAATAACTTAACTTTTCAATACATTTCAACCCCTTCAGGATTTTTAACTTCTGGATGGTATTTAATAAATGTTAATCAAAACTAATATAATATAAAATGGAAAAACAAATAGTTACACCTGAAGAGTTACAAACTTTAAGAAATTTACAAACAAAAAGAGACAAACTAACAATTGATTTTGGTTATATTGAATTCCAAATTCAAGAATTAGAACTACAAAAAGAAACATTGGTTGACCTTTTAACTCAATTAAAACAAGAAGAGATACAAGTTAGCCAAGAGATTACAAGCAAATATGGTAAAGGATCTGTTGATTTAAGCAATGGAGAATTTACCGTTATGGATTAATTTTTGAACCCTTCTATAATATTTATTATAGAATAAAATACAATAATTAATTTAGAACATGGCTACAAATACATTAATATCTCCTGGCGTATTATCATTAGAGAACGACCAGTCGTTTGTATCACAACAACCTGTAACCGTAGGAGCGGCAATTATAGGACCCACTGTTAAGGGTCCTGTAGAACAACCTACGATTGTTACTACTTGGAGCGATTACCAAAACAAATTTGGTACTACTTTTGTAAGTGGAGGTGCGGTTTACTCTTACTTTACCTCTATAGCAGCTTATAACTACTTTTTAAATGGTGGTGAAACATTATTAGTAGCTAGAGTAGCAAGCGGTTCCTTTACCTCAGCTTTCACTTCAGGTTCAGCCGCTAATGGTTCAGCAATTGTGAACATCAGTGGAACTTTAGCCCTTCAGTTAAAAACTATTTCTGAAGGTACTATAATGAATAGTTCAAGTTCATTAGACGCTAGTGGTTCTTTAGTTTCAGGTTCATCTGATAATATTAGATGGCAAATTGCTAACGCTGATACATCATCAGGTACTTTCTCATTAATTATTAGACAAGGTAATGATACAACAAACGATCAAGTTGTATTAGAAACTTGGACTGGTTTATCAATGGATCCAACAGCTCCTAATTATGTATCTAAAGTTATTGGTGATCAGTACAAATCATATGTTAGCGCAGATAACCAAATTGAAGTATTTGGAACTTATCCTAATGCCTCAAGATATGTTTATGTAGCATCTGTGTCAACCCCAACACCTTTCTATTTTGATAATGCTGGTTTTGCTAAAAACCAATTTACAGGATCTATTCCAGCAAATGCAAGTGGTTCGTTCACTGGAGCAACTGGTGATTTATTCTATGGAGGTGCTAACAAGTATTATAACGGAATTGTAAGTAACGCTGCAAATATTCAAGGTATTAGTGCTAGTAACTATACTAACATGGTTGCTTTATTAGCAAACCAAGATGATTATAGATTTAACGTATTATTAACTCCTGGTTTATTTGGTAGTGAAGCTGGATTAGGTGCTTCTCAAGTAAATACTATCATCAACAACACAATGAATAGAGGTGATAATATCTACGTTACAGATTTAGTACCTTATAGCTCAAGTATTACAACAGTAACTGCTCAAGCAAATGCTAAAAATACTTCATATGCTGCTACTTATTGGCCTTGGGTTCAAACAATTGATCCTTCATCTGCTCAATTAGTATGGGTACCTGCTTCAACAATGGTAGGAGGTGTTTATGCTTATAACGATACAGTAAGTGAACCTTGGTTTGCACCTGCTGGTATTAATAGAGGTGGATTAAGCACAGTAGTAAGAGCTGAAAAGAAATTATCTCAAGCAAACAGAGATACTTTATATAGTAACAAAGTTAACCCAATCGCAACATTCCCAGGAACTGGAGTTGTAGTATATGGTCAGAAAACATTACAAACAAAAGCTTCTGCTCTTGATCGTGTAAACGTTCGTCGTTTGTTAATTTCTCTTAAATCTTACATTGGTCAAGTTGCTAATAACTTAGTGTTTGAACAAAATACAATTGCTACAAGAAATCAATTCTTAGCTCAAGTTAATCCATACTTAGAATCAGTACAACAACGTCAAGGTTTGTATGCTTTCAAAGTAATCATGGATGATAGTAACAACACCGCTGATGTAATTGATAGAAACCAATTAGTAGGTCAAATTTACTTACAGCCAACTAAGACTGCTGAATTCGTTTACTTGAACTTCAACATCTTACCAACTGGAGCAACTTTCCCAGCATAATTTTTTAAAAGTTGAATATTTATAACAAAATAAAATAATTAAAACAAAATGGCAATCTTAGATCCAAACGAAATATTTTTCACCGCCTTTGAACCAAAACAGGCAAACCGATTCATTATGTATGTAGATGGTATTCCATCTTATATAATCAAAGCAATATCTGCTGTAACGTTCGAACAAGGTGAAGTAGTGTTAAACCATATAAACGTTTATACCAAAGTAAAAGGTAAAACTAAGTGGAACGATTTAACAATGACACTATTTGATCCTATTACCCCATCAGGTGCTCAAGCAGTAATGGAATGGGTACGTTTACATCACGAATCAGTAACTGGTAGAGATGGTTATAGCGATTTTTATAAGAAAGATTTAACTATCGATGTATTAGGTCCTGTAGGTGATATTGTTAGTGAATGGATTATCAAAGGTGCGTTTATTAAAGGTGGTAACTTCGGTGAATATAACTGGGATACTGAGAACGCAGCTGTTAACTTATCATTAACAATTGGTATGGATTATTGCGTATTGAATTTCTAATTAAAAGTAAAAATAAATTAAAGAAAGCTCGCATTTTTTGCGAGCTTCTTTTTTTCTTATATATTTATATAGGACAACAAAGTTATAACAAATAAAAATTATGGAAGAAAACAAACCATCATTCCCCACAGAAGTTATCGAATTACCTTCAAAAGGATTATTGTACCCTGAATCAAATCCCCTTTCTTCAGGAAAATTAGAAATGAAATATATGACTGCTAAGGAAGAAGATATTTTATCTAACCAAGCATATATTCAAAAAGGAATAGTACTTGATAAACTTTTAGAATCATTAGTAGTAACTAAAGAAATTAACGTTAATGATTTAGTAACTGGAGATAAAAATGCTTTATTAATTGCTGCTCGTGTTTTAGGTTATGGAAAAGATTATACTTTTACATATGACGGTAAAGAACATGAAGTTGATTTAAGTGTTTTAGAAAATAAAATATTTGATGAATCTTTAATTACTAAAGGAACAAATGAATTTTCTTATACTTTACCTTCTACAGGAACTGAAATTACTTTTAAATTATTAACTGGAAAAGATGAGTTAAATGTTAATAAAGAAATTGAGGGCCTTAAAAAAATACATAAAGATGCATCTCCAGAATTATCTACTCGCTTAAAGTATATGATTACCTCTGTAGCAGGTGATAGAGAAGCTAAAACTATTCGTGGTTTTGTAGACAATTATTTACTAGCACGTGATTCTAGAGCATTAAGAGAATATATTAGAAAAGTACAACCAGATGTAGATCTAAATTATACTTTGGATAGTGGTGTGGAGGTCACTATCCCAATCAATATTAGCTTTTTTTGGCCTGACTTCTGAGATAGCGAGCCAGTTTAGATTTAATTTATTTAAACAAATACATGAAATAGTATTTCATGGAAAAGGAGGTTATTCTTGGGAAACTATATATAACATGCCTATTTGGTTAAGAAAATTTACGTTTTTTCAAATTCAAAACTTTTATAAAGAAGAAATAGAACAAACACAAAATGCTCAATTAGGAAATAAAACCACCCTTGTAGATTCTACAGGCAAGGTTAACGCCCCTGAATTTGCACAAGCATCCAAAAAATATACTACTACAACATATTCTACAAAGGCATCCAAAAAGTGATGCCTTTTAATATTTATAATAAACATATTTTATAATGGCGGATAAAAAAGATATTGCTGAGTTAAGAGAAGAACTAAAAAAGTTAAAAAAGGAATACCAAGATTTAACTGGTGAACCTCTTACAATTATCAGACCAGATACTTTATTAACTGTTAGAGAACTTAATGAAGCTATAAAAACAGTAGATGCTTCTATAGAAAAAGCTCAAAAAAGTAATTTAAGATTTAGTAGTGGTTTTAGAGATATACATGATGAAATTATTGCTATAACTGGAGAACTATCTAAAAGTAATTCTAATATAAATTTAGCTACTAAGGCTTTTAAAGGTACTCAAGATATTGTTCAGAAATTAAAATATGACGAACAAGATATTACTAAATTAAGTTTAAAAGATTTAGAATTATCAAAAGAAAAATTAAAACAACAACAAAAAGAAACTGTTGAAAGAGCAGAAGCTTTAGCTCGCGAAAAAGGAATTGTTGATATTGCTAAAACAAATTTAAAATTTCGTAGAGATCTTAATGAAAGTGAAAGAGCTATTTTAGAAGGTTTAAAAGCTGAATTTCCTATATATGATGATATTAATGATAGATTAGAAAAAAGAATTCATAAAGAAGAACAAATTAATAAACTTTTAGGTTTAGGAGGAGCAGCTTTACATAGTATAGAACATACTATGGAACATATTGGCTTAGGATCTTTAGCTCATCATCTTGGTATAGAAGAAGCCAATGAAAAGATGAGGGAAATGGCTGAGGAAATTGAAAAAGCTGGTGGAAATGTTAATAGTTTTACTAATAAATTTGAAGTTTTAAAAACAGGATTATCATCAATTGGAAAAAGTTTTGCTCATCACTTAACAGATCCAGCAGTAGTAATGACTGCCCTTGTTGGAGGATTAGTTCATGCTTTTCAACACGTTGATAAAGAAATTAGTGAAGTAGCAAAAGATTTAGGAATAGGTCGTGATGAAGCCCAATCAATGGTTCTAGAAATGGAACATATGGCTAATCATTCCAATAACGTCTTTATTAATACAGAAAAATTAGTTAAAGCAAACACGGAATTAAATAAATTATTTGGTACCGCAGTTGTTATGAATGAAGAAATGCTTGTTAGTTATACAGAATTAACTACCCAAGCAGGTTATAGTGTAGAAGAAGCAAGTAAATTAGCCCAAATATCAGTTGCTAATGGTGATAGTATTAAAGAAAATACAAGTGCTATTTTAGGTCAAGTAGCTGCTTTAAATGCTGAAAATGGTTTAGCTATTAATACCAAAGATATAATGGCTGATATAAGTAAAATTTCATCAGCTACGACATTAACATTAGGAAACCAACCAGAAAAATTAGCTGCTGCTGCTTTTAAAGCAAAGCAGTTCGGTATGGAATTAAATAAATTAGAAGATATATCCCAAGGATTATTAAATTTTGAAGAATCTATTAGTGCTGAATTAGAAGCTGAATTATTAACTGGTAAAGACTTAAATTTAGAAAAAGCAAGACAAGCAGCTTTAAATGGTGATTTAGCAACTGTTGCTGAAGAAATAGCAAAACAAACAGGTACAGCTGCTGAATTTGCTAAAATGAATGTTATTCAACAGGAAGCATTAGCTAAGTCTGTTGGTATGACACGTGATGATTTAGCTAAATCTGTTATGGAGAGAGAAGCTTTAGCTAAATTATCTGGTGAAGAAGGAAAAACTGCTCAAGAAAAGTTTAACAATCTAGTAAAAGAAGTAGGTTTAGAAGAAGCTAAAAAAAGACTTGGGAATGAACAATTAGCTAATCAATTATCTTCTGTATCAACCCAAGAAAAACTAGCAGCTGCTGCTACAAAATTACAAGAAATATTTGCTTCTTTAGTAACACCTTTAATGCCTGTATTAGATATTTTTGGTTCTATATTTGAAATTATTGGTCCTATTGTAGGGACAGTAGGGACATTAGTTGGATATTTATCTTCTGCTTTAAAATTAATTATAGATATAGGTAAATATTTAGTTCCTGTATATATAATATATAAAGGAATTCAAACAGCACAAACAGCTAGTTTAGCTGTAAGTAGAGCAAATTTTGCTTTAAAATCTTTAGAAATGGGTCAAGAAGCATTTATATCTCGTGAAAAATCAGTTCAAGGTATAATGGAAAAACAAAGTCTTGGAACTAAAATAGCTTATAATTTACAATTATTAGCAGGATTAATTACAGAACAAGGAATAGCTGGTGTAAAAACATATGCTAATACTTTAGATGATAAAAGTATTGCTAAAAAAGCTATTATGAAAGTTTATGATACTGGGTCTTTTATTATGGAACAAGGCAAAGCTGGATTTAAACTTCTTCAAATAGGTTATGAATCTACTCTTAATGGTATTAAAAGAATAGGTGCTTTAATTTCTAAAGGGGAATTGTTATCTAGTATAGGTAAAGCAGCTATGGGTGTTATTTCTTCATTAAGTTCTATTCCGGTTATTGGTTGGGCTTTAGGTATAGCAGCATCTGCTGGTGCTATTGCTTTAGGTTACAAATTTTTAAAAGGTGATGACGTTGTATCAGGTGGATATGGAAAACGTACATTAATGGCTCCTGAAGGTGCTATTGCTTTAAATGATAAAGATACAGTTATAGCAGGAACCGACTTAGGAGGCAAAAATAAATCTAATACTGGAGATAATACTCAATCTTCTGCTCCTACTTCTGCCCCTTCAATTGATATAACTCCATTAATTGATAGAATGGCTGCTGTAGAAGGATTATTATCACAAATATTACAAAAAGAAACTAACATTTATATGGATTCTACTAAAGTTGGAACTGGTTTTGCTGTAGGTACATCTAAAGTTCAATAATTTAATATTTATAATAAAATAACTATGGCACTTTTAAATAAATTAACAACCGAAGGATCATTATTAACCTCTTTAGATGGTAAAAAACCTTTAGAGTACAACAAACAAACTGTCCAAATTGCCGGTTTAACTAAATCGCAATTAGATATAGATGGTTTAAAACCTTTAGAATATGATCGTCAAACAGTCCAAATTGCGGGTTTAACTAAATCTCAATTAGACTTAGATGGAAAAATTCAAAAAAAGTATTTAGACAATCTACCTAAATAATGGGTTTAATTGACCTAAAAACTGATCTTAAGTCCCTAAGATATGGGAAAGATACTATCGGAGGAGGGTATAGTGGACAACCCTATATTCAAACTCCTATTCCTGATAGTTTTAATAGTTTAGGTCCTCGTGAAGATTTTATTTTAAGAGGAGGAGCTAATGCTATAGGAGATGCTGTTGAAGACGTTAAACGTTTAACTAAAATGTTTATCGACACTAAATCTCCTAATGGTATACTTTTCTTTGCAAAACAAAACTTATTATCAAGAACAGCAGTTCGTACTCAAACTAGTGGAGTTATAAATGAAGGTATTTATACTCCTTTATCTACATTAGCTCAAGCAGGAGTTGTAAATATAGGAGGTCATTTAAATAAACAAGGTATAAATCCTTTTGCTGAAACTGGAGCATATGCTAATAATGAAGCTTTATATAGTGTTAGAGTAAAATCCTCTCAACCAGATAACTTAAATAGATTAGTAACTTTATTTAACGATACAAAAGACGGAAATTTTACCACAGATAATTTTGGATTTAGAAAAGGAACTACTATTAATCCTGGTGGTAATCAAGGAGGTGTTTTGTTATCTTATATTGGTGGTCCTGGTTCTACTTTAGGAGTAGGTAAAACCAATATTCAATCTACTTTTAGAACAGGCAAACAAAACCCTAAATCTGTCGATATCTCCTTTTTTACAGGAAAAAACGGAATCAATTATAAATCAGTAAATGCTGAAAATAAACAAGTTGGTGGTTTACAAGCAGAAACGGGTGATGGAAATAAACCATGGATTAAAGGAAGTATTGTTTTTGATTACAAAGGAAAATTTTATACAGATACTTTACCAAGTTTTAATTTAAATTCTCCTCAATCATCAAGTTTAAATAATACATGGTATTCAGGATCATCTACTTGGACTCCTCAATATACTTCAGACCCTGAATTCCAATGGGGTAATATTGAAAGATATTCTAGTGAATATATAAATCCTCAATTTTTTACAACATATTTAAATGCTCGTACTACTGGAGATAATAGACTTTTAGAAGTATTTGGTTTATCTCCTTTTGTAAGAAATAATATATTAGTTGATGTAGTAATTCCTGAAGATCAAAGAAAATTAGGGAATGAAGGAAATTTTAAACAACTAAGTGTTGATACTCAAAACTTAGATCCTGATTTTGGTGCCCAACAAATAGGTGGTTTACAAGTAAATTGGTTAAAACCTTGGACTAAATCAAATATATATCATGTACCTTATCGTAAACAACCAGAAATAAGTTTAGGTTTACCTGGTGATGGGGGGATTAAAGGTACTAATGTAAATACTCCTCAATCCCAAAGTTTATCTAACATACCACAAGGACGAGAAACTTGGACTGCAAAACAAGATATTACAAATCCTAATGGACCTACTTACATTTCAGGATCAAGAAATAGTATAAATTACAATGTTTATGCAAATGAGGGAATTACAAGTTTATTAGAACTACCTACTGAATTTCAAAATCCTAGTGTATATCAACCCTCAGGAAGTAGTTTACCTTTATTAACAAATAATAATAATAAAATAGGTGGTGATAATGTAAATGTACAAAATAGTACTATTACTTATGACCAAACAGATTTAACAAATGCTGGACCTTCAAAAGCAGATTCTTCAATAAAAGAAGACTTTAGAAAAGTACTTCGTAATAAAATAAAAAACC